GCTGAGTCCGAATGTCTCGACCAGCATTGCAGCGCGTGTCATGCGGTCGGTTCTGCTCTCCTGAAGGGCATCGACACCAGATGTGTCATGAACAACCCTGTCGGATGTCGTGCCCATGCGTTGAGCGATTCGGGTCAGCCCATCTTCGACCAGCGCGATCAGACCGAGCAGGTTCTGCCAGTAAATCCGATTCTGCTCTTTTGCTGTCGCGAAGTTTGCAGACGGCAAGAACAATCGAACATAGGCAACACCCACGACAGTCAGCACGCTGGATCGAGTCCAGTCGCGAGCACTGCTGAACTCCATGTCCTTTGCATTGAACGGGAGCAGGTTCACATCGACCGGACCATTGATCGGCACCACGCCACTGGCTTCGATGTTCTTCTGAACAGCCTTGACCAGCTTTTGCATGACATCGCCCGGTATCGGCATGTCACCCTTGGGACTGATGGTCATGGATGGCTGACCGCGACCAGCTTCAGTTCTCCATCGCTGACTGGCTGCATACTCTCCAGCCAGTTCGGTCTTGAGCACTTCGATGGCGCCCTGACCATACAAAGAAGCTGGGCCGTCTCTCCAGCTGGTCTGCCTGATGTGGATGACATCGTCGGGGCTGTAGTCTGTCTCGACTTCTCCATCAGTGAACCGATAGGCCAGCACACCACCATTCACGCTGGGAATGATTTGGACGTGCTCTGGGTGCAGTCTCATGATGGAACTGACAGCAGCACCGCGACCGATCACCAGCCCATAGAAGTTGCCGCACAGCAGAAGGTCGACCAGCATCTGTCGGCGCCACAGTGTGGGACCAACTTGCGACGATGGGCGCCGAAGCAGCCGTTGCATGGGATGGTTTTCAACGACTCGTGACCGTGTTCCGACTGTGCGTTGAATGTTGATCGGCAGTCCGCTGATGTCATTCGCGACCGCTTCGATGGCAGCATAGACCCATGGGAAGCTGCCGAACGAAGACATGCTGTTGACGACTGGATACGGTGACGGGGTCGGATACTCCTGATCCCAAGAAGAGCCGAACGTGATTTGCTCCGGCTGTTCAACGACTGTCAACTGACGGACAATCCACCGCCAGCCATCGGCCAGCCGCTTCGCTATGCTGCTGTTTTGATCTTTCGCCATTGGTTGCCGAATACCGCCGCAGGGTTTGCTGGTCAAGACTAACATACACGCCAGAAGTCAAAACAACAAAAAACCCGGCCGTTTGGCCGGGTCCTTTGACATCAAATGATGTGCTATTCGTTGATGCGGTCAACTGCGATATTGACATAGCCCAACCAACCAGCACGGGCGCCCATCTTGTTTCGATTGGCTTCGCTCATTGTTCGGTCATTCTTCATCAGATATTCGTCGACCATTTCACCACCGCCAGTGATGCGGGCGATGTCCGCATGATTTGCTGCATCGGCGAAAAAGGGATGGTTGACGACAAGGTGACGAACTGGAGTGCCTGTGCGGATTGATGTGCGAGCCATGCCGATGGCATGCTGCCACAAAAGAGCGTGATTGATTCCAGTGTATTGCATTTGAAGTCTCCTGAGATTGTGGCCGGCTTGACTGCCAACCACACACAATATGTATCAACCATTGGCTGAGCGTCAACAATATATCGTCATTTTTTTTTCTTCACTTTTCTACATGTTTTATGTTGACGATGTTGAGCATCGGACTATTAAAGAGGTGTGGTTGAGATGAATCACCACAAACCAGGAGACAGAAAATGGCACACATCACATACAAACAATACTGGGAAGAAGTCGTCGACCTGATGCTGACCGTGATTGATGAAACCAAAGCTGCCAAGACATCTTTTGAAGTCGCCGATTGGGAGAAGGCTGCATCGATCTGCGGGGAAATCACTGACAATCATGAATGGACTATCTACACGTTCAAAAGCCAGTTCGTGTTGCTGCACACTGACAATGCCAACGCATACTTCGACCATTTCGGAGCCCTTACTGTCGACAGCCCGTCTGAATTCTTTCTCAAAGTTGCAGGCTATGCGCTGTATTCGGATGTTTGGGACATGCTGTGTCGCTACATGGCGGCACTGGAGAATGCCGCCTAATCGCTGAGCGGTTTCGCTTCTGAACCCGGCCTGCTGGCTGGGTTTTTTTATACCCATTTCGGGGCTGTCTTCATCCAATAGATCATGTAGCGAAGACAGTCGGAGAGGTGGTCGGCCTGTTTGTGAATCGTGCCATCAGGTCGACGCCGATACAGATTCAACTCACGCAGCAGCTCGACGCATGAAGCATGAATCACCAGTCGAGCATATCCGCCAGATGTAACCGCCAGACGTTCGGCGACTGCATCGATACCGGCCTCGACATCTTTCTTGGCTGGGCTTGTGATGATGTCATGATCTCGCGCCAGCGTGATTCTGCCATCTCTGTCTGCTGGGTCAGCGACAGTCCATGCGTATCTGTCATCGCCTGACAGCAGTTTGATTTGTCTTGCGTTGCCTGACAGCTTCACATCTTGCGTCAAGAGCTCGCGATATATGACTAGCTGGTCGCGGTTTGGATTGTAGGCGCCCCAAAGACAGGCGAAATTAAATCCGAAGTCTATCGATCGATACTTCTCCCAGCCAGTCAAGTCAGGCAGGTCGTTGATGACATGGATGGCGCGGTCGAGGCTGGGGTATATCAGACCCCTTGCCCTGGCAAACTTGCCATACAATCGAGCATCGCGCTTGTGCGGTTCGAGATGACTGAAACGAGCCAGCAGGCTGCGGCTCTTGACATGTGGATTGTCGAGCCCAGTAATTCGGCTGTGCAGGTGTCCCGGTGGCGGCTCATGAACGAATCGCTGATACGTCCATGTCAGTCCTTTCAGCGGTGTCATGGACAGCACGGCCGGGCCATCGGTTTCAGCCAAACCACGACTGATCTCCTCGTAGACATCTTCTGGGTGCTCTTCGTCCAAAATGGCTGCTCGAGGCGCATTGCCTTGAAACTTTTCACGACCTTGGGCAGCTGCTTTCAAAACAATCCTGCCGCCATTTGGAAGAATAACTTCGGCTTGATCCTGCGCCTTCCACTTTCGTCTTTGTGACCCGGCTGGGAGCCATCGGTCCAGCTTGGGTCGGTGGTACTCGAGTGAATCATTAAAGGTGAGTGCGCTAATCAAAACCGCTCGATCATTGCTCGCAGGATCTTTCGGGATGCAGTTTGCGTCGATGCCGTTGAGCCGACACCATCTGTGGACCCACCACTCACCGGATCCTGCCGCCAATGCGATGGCCAACTGGATTGCAGATTCTGATTTGCCAGCGCGATTGGCTCCACCAATCATGTAAGCAACCAAGCCTCGAGTTTGTACGAGCTCGGCAATGGTGTCTCGCTGCGATGTCCTGGATTCTGGCTGGTTGTACATCTCGCAGTCTTTGTTGACACAAACGAAGGCGCCTCGACTATCTGCGACTCGGACCATCTCATGACCGCATCCACGAGCTCTGGATGAGTCACAATTCCACCGAGTGCAGTGTGGGCGCCATAGCCGAGCAAAGGCCATCGGAAATGCAGCCGCCACTCGTTCAAGATGATCCAAGTCTTGGATGTGCTCCGATAGCCTCCATCGTGCTTCGTTGACATCCATCTTGGTGTTTGTTGACTGGCTGGCTGGCTGGATTTTATTCTTCGTCTTCATGATAGACGACCGAGATCAATTTATCGCGGATGACCTGAGTCTCATCGATGCGTGCAATCAAGCGGTCCAAGTCATCACCATCGCCAAGGTTGAGCGATTCAGTCTGGGCAAACTCGCCTCTCACGTCCAGCTGTCGATGGTATCCGAATCGGCGCTCCATGATCCATGCGGAGGCTCTCCAATCATCTTGGGCAGCCTGCTGAATCCTGGCAAGTTGCATCGCAGCGCACTGAGCTCGACCTCGCGAGATAACGTCCCAGAATTGTCTGTACACTGTGCCCTTCTCATTCCTGCCTCGACTTAGGTAGCGGTAAAAGGTCGTGCGTCCGATCCCAATGTATTGGTACGCCAGCTCATTGGTCATCCCCAGGCGCATGGCTTCAGATGCCAGTCGCAGCATCTCTGGCGTGATCTCAGGTATGCGTGCCATCACTCACTCTCCAGAGCCGCCGAAAGTCGAGCTCGTATGATGTCGCAATATTGAGGCTCCAGTTCACTGGCGATACAAGAAAAACCCTCACGCTCTGCGGCAATCAGTGTCGTTCCACTTCCCCCAAACGGCTCGACAACCAAACCACCGGGTGGTGTGACTAACCGTATCAGCCAGCGCATCAATTTGATCGGCTTTACAGTCGGGTGGAAATTCTTTACTTCATCAGCAGTCCGGCTGGCGCCTGCCCTTGGGTTGTTGAGTCCTGCGGAACCTTCCTTCCGTGAAACAGCATTGGCGCCGGATATTGATTTGAGCTCTTCACATCCGGCTTCCTTTTCAGATCGGGCAGGCTTTACACAGTAATAAACATTGCTTGGCCATCGGCCAGCATCTTGCAAATCAGTATGGCTGTCTGATTGTGGCCATGCTGGATCTCCATACGGGATCCGGCATCCGTCAATATTCAAACCACCAGTGCCATGCTTGAGCACGTTATCTGCGACAGTGCCGTCAAGAGGTTTGCGAGCAAGTATTGCTGGCTCTTGGGCTGGCTTCAAACCAGTTCCCCAGCCATCATGGCGGATGGCTTCAGGTGAAGCAGGTGCAGTGATGTTCACCTCGATTGCGCGAGATCCGCCAACAGTGTGCCTCTTTTCACCGGGTACTGCTATGCCGCTAAACTTAGTGCCGATGATTTTGCGTTGATCGCTATACCCAAGCTGATTGTCGATGGCCTTTGAAATATCAAGACTTTTGGGAAACCCTTGCCATTGCAGCCAAGCAATCTGATCGCGAATTTCAAAACCTGCATCCTCAAGATTCACCGCCAGTCGGTGGACCGTGCGTGTGGCTGCAAATGCAACCATATATCCACCAGGCTTCAGTACACGAAGACATTCAGCGGCTAATTCTGCGCCTGGCACACTGGAATCCCAGCCTTTGCCCATAAAGCCAATCCCGTATGGTGGGTCTGTTACGATGCTATCGACGCTGTCAGTTGGAAGGTTTCGCAACATTAAAAGACAGTCAACGCAGTGCAGATCGTGGCGCCCAATCTTCACACTGTCACCCGGCTGAGTGATAGTCGGTATCTCTTCAGGAATCGCGTTGTCGTCAGTATCTGGAGCAGGTTCAGTGTCGATAGAATTGAAAACATCCGAAGCTAAAATTGCATCGAGCTCCGCATCATCCCAGCCCAGCCCACTTAAATCGAATGACTGAGCATCCAGATCCTTCAAGATTTCAGCCACACCTGCATCATCCCAATCGGCAATCTCGCCAAGTTTGTTGTCAGCCAATGCCAGTGCTGCCGACTGTGCTGGATCCAGATCCATATAGCGGACCAAGACCTTGTCCATGCCAAGGCTTTTGGCGGCTTTGTGCCGTGTATGCCCTGCAATGATGACACCGTCTGACCGTCGAGCGATGATGGGTGCGCCCCAGCCAAATCGCTCGATGGATTTTGCAACATGCTCGACCGCATGGTCATTGTTGCGGGGATTGTTCTCCCACGGCTTCACATCGTCAATATGTACCCACTGAGCTGGGTTGGTTGGTTCCATGTTTGTCTCCTGAGTTGTTCACAAGATTATCCGCAGTTGTGAATTAGTCGGCACCCTTCACCATATAACTGACCGCGTTGTCCAAATCGTTGCTGGTGATGACCGACACAGTCTCTCGAAGTGGAATCGGTGAAGCCAACGAAGCAGCGACGCAGACATAAAGATTCGAGCTTTCACCGCGCTTTCGTTTTGGGAATTGCGAAGGGATGGGCAGCGAATCATGACAGTCTTCAGCAGATGACAGCCAGCATTGAGATGTCGACAGCAGGCAGGACACTTCGCAGATGTACCCGGGCCGTCTTGGATCACTAAGAAAGGTCAGCGTTTGAATGCCCCAAGGGTCGACGGGGTCGATTCGCGGTCCGCTGGGCGTTGTCACTGTTTGCCTGATTGGGCAAATCGGCGCCACTGCATCAACTGTGTCTGGCTGGGTGCGGTCTTCCAAATCATCGAAGTCCGCCACGGTTCCAAGCTGGCTGGCTGGATCGGGTTTTTCTTCTATTTGAGAACACAAGGCAAACAGGGTGATGGGCAGTGCCTCTCTCATGAGTCGACCGGGAGCCAGCAGCCAATGTCAGTGCCGCGCCTTGATCTCTCGACTCGCATGCTGACAGTGAATGACAGCGACGAATGGCGCCACTGTCCAACGCCATCGCCTTCGATGACACCAGCGATTCGCTCGAATGCGCGACCGGACAGCAGCTGGTCGGCCTGAGAGTAGTGCACAGTCAAATCAAGTGAGCCATCAGGGTGCGGCACATCTGCGACCAGTGCAGTCCGCCACCGCTCGACGCCATCCAGATCAGCCAGTCGAAACTGAACCGTCCGAGCTGCCTTCAGCATCAAGTCGCGGTGCTCTGGATCTGTCGAGTGGAGTGTGACCTGCAAATCCAGTGCACCACCGGGTCGCTGTTTTGTGACCATGGCTGACCGCCATCGCGGCTCCCGTGAGTTTACATCATCTTCGAGTCGATATTGTACCGATGAATGTCTGAGCATCATGGCTTGCAGCTCCTGAAGGTATGGCGGATTTGGCAGCCCCGGCCATGGTCGCAAGACCAGCACCAGCAGGCCAGCACAGTATCCACATGAAACATATCCCCAGCCGGGTGGCGGCTCGGTGTCAGGTGCTGTTCGACGCACCCTGAATCGCTCGACATTCAGCCACCACACCTGCGGCTTTCCGCACAGCGGACATGCCATCGGATGACCAGGCATGTCCCACCACATCAGCGTGTTGCTGAAGTGGAGTCCGGGCATGGTGGCTGGGTCTGTCATTCCTGCTCGTGGTCCGATGGCTGGCTGTCGACTTCTTCGAGTGCTTCGGTCAGCTCGTCTGGCTGGCTGGCTGGTGTCTCTTCTTCGACTTCTTCTGGCTGCTCCGGCTCTTCGGTCGATGCTTCCAGACATTCGCATTCTGGGCACACATCCATCATCGCTGTCAGCTCTTCGTCGTTGGTGCTGATCAGCACTCCGCAACACATGCCCCCAATCATCCACGCCAGCCGAATCGCCCATTTTTTGTCGAACACCATATGTCACCTCTTTTGGTTCGGCATCGGAGCGAACACCGCCCAGAACACCAGATAAACCATCAGCACGAATGCTATCACGCGAGGCGGATTGTGCTGATTTTGTATCGTCAGACCTAGCAGGATCGCAATCAGCATTCGAAGAGCATACACCCAGTGTGTCGACACTGGCATCTCTCGAATCGGTCGTGAGCGGTCCCACAGTCTCAGCAGACCAGTCGACGCCTTCGATGTCCAGCTCTGGAAATGAAACACCGGGCTGATTGTAATCAACCCGGCGCCGTCTTGTCCGTTTGTTTTGACTGGCTGGCTGGTCTGGAAAATCAATCACCTTTCCAGCCATGCCAGACCTCAGTCGTCGGGATCCACTATGCAGATTGTG